GGCAGCGCCAGCCGGTGTGCAGTGGGACTACTACGGCAATCCGTATCGGGCGAAGCCGGCAATCGGTGCTGTCGAGCTGTCCGATTTCTAACCCCCGTGCGTGCGCGGGGATTGCCCTTTTATCACTGACCCGGCAGTCTCCGGGCGATGGCGTCGGTACCGTCCCGCGCCGCGGCGGTTCCGCGGCACCAACACCCACCGCCCGGCCCCGTGCCGGGCTTTTCATTTTCAGAGAATCTCAAACTGTCTCACGCGACCCCCTTAAAATGAGACAGCGCGTCAGGCAATCTGCAGGCTCAAACCCATGCAGGTGCTATCCATGCCCAACTGGTACACGATCAAGACGCCCACCGCTGCCGCCGTCCAGGCCGCTGCCGATGGCCCCGTCGTCGCCGCCACCGAGGTGCTGATCTACAAGGAAATCGGTGATGACTGGTGGTCATCCGACCCGATCACTGCCGCACGTTTCCGCGAGGACATTACCGCGATCCAGACGCCCGAAATCACCGTGCGCATCCTGTCCGCTGGGGGATCGGTGCCGGACGGACTCGGCATCTATAACGCGCTCAAGAATCACCCCGCAAAGATCACCACAATCAACGACGGCCTCGCCGCCTCGGTCGCCTCGGCAATCTTCATGGCCGGCGACGTGCGCATTGCGGCCAGCAACTCGCTGATGATGATTCATTCCCCCTGGACCTATACCAGCGGAAATTCGGTGGACTTGCGCGAAATGGCCGACCAGCTCGACGTGTGGGCCTCTGCGCTCGCCGTTTGCTACGCCGAAGCCACCGGCAAGCCGAAGGCCGAAGTCATGGCCATGATGTCCGACGGAAAAGACCACTTCTTCACCGCCGATGAAGCGCTGGCCGAAGGCTACGCCACGCAGATCGGTGAGGCCGTGCCGATGCCCGCCGCCCAGCTGGGCGGCCTGCTCGACACCATGCAGACCAAACGCCAACAGAATACCCCCGCGGCAGCCGCCGCACCCACCACGGAGACCACCATGACGACTCCCGTCACCCCTCCGGCGGCTCAGACCCCATCTGCCGCCGACCTCGAAACCATCCGCGCCCAGGCCATCGCCGAAGACGCCACCCGCCGCGCCGGCATTGCCCAGGCTGCCGCCAAGCATATGAACGTGCAAGGCATGGCCGATCTGGTCGCTTCCCTGCAAGCCGACACGAAGGTGAGCGTGGCCGACGCCGGCCTGAAGATCCTGGCCAAGCTCGCCGAAGGCGTGACTCCGGTCGCCGGTGCCCACAGCGTGCGCACCGTCGAAGACGAGACCGACAAGCGCCGCGATGCGATGGTCAATGCACTGCTGGTTCGTGCGGGTGTTGCCAGTGCTGACATCAAGGCCAGTATCAGCGGTAACCCGTACCGTGGCGACAGCCTGCTTGACCATGCCCGCGCTTCGCTCGAGCGTTCCGGCTACGATCATCGTGGCCGCGACAAAATGGAGCTCGTCGCCGCGGCTTTCACCCAATCGACCAGCGATTTCCCGATCCTGCTCGAAAATGCCATGCATCGGACGCTGCAGCAGGCCTATGCCGCTGCTGCCGACACCTGGCGCCGCTTCTGCGCCGTGGGCAGCGTGAGCGACTTCCGCGACCACCCGCGCTATCGTCTGGCCGCGCTGCAAAACCTGCAGACGACCAACGAGCTCGGCGAGTTCAAGAACGTCACGATCCCCGACGGCGAAAAGGCCCGCGTGCGCATTGGCACCAAGGGCATGATCATCAACCTGTCCCGTCAGGCCGTCATCAATGATGACCTGGGCGCCTTCATCGGCCTGTCTGCTCAGCTTGGCCGCGCTGCCGCCCGCACTATCGAGGCGGACGTGTACGCGCTGCTCGCCCTCAACAGCGGCCTCGGCCCGACGATGGACGACGGCGTCACATTGTTCCACGCCAGCCACGGCAACATCGGCACCGGTGCTGCACTGTCGCAAGACTCCGTCGAAGCCGACCGTGTGCTGATGGTCCAGCAGAAAGAGCCCGGCGGCCAGGACTACCTGGCGCTGCAGCCCGCCGTGCTGCTGGTGCCGGCCGGCCTGCGGGCCAAGGCGATCGAAATCAACGGCGCCGAGTTCAACGAAGTAAGCAATAAGGGCGACCGCCGCCCGAACGCCGTGCGTGGTCTCTATTCCGACATCGTCGATACCCCCCGCATCGCTGGCACCCGCCGTTACAGCTTTGCATCGCCCACCGACGCCCCGGTGCTCGAAGTTGATTTCCTCGATGGCAACGAGGAGCCCTTCCTCGAGCAGAAAACTGGCTTCGACGTGGATGGCAGCAGCTTCAAGGTCCGCCACGACTTCGGTGTTTCCGTCGTCGATTTCCGCGGTGCTACGACCAACGCCGGCGCGTAATCCCTGACAACCACGGGCGGCCGATGCGCCGCCCGCAATGGAGAAACCATCATGGCAAAAAACTATGTGCAGGAAGGCGACGTGATCGACTACGTCAACGCCTCCGGCTCCACGATCACCAGCGGCACAGCAGTACTGATCGGTGCCCGCCTTGGCGTGGCCCTGGCCGACATCGCTAACGGCGCCACCGGCTCGGTGCAAGTCGAAGGCGTCTTCACGGTCGCCAAACTCGGTACCGATGTTGTCGCCGCCGGTGCGCTGCTGTACTGGGACAACACCAACAAGCGCCTCACCACCACCGCCTCGGGCAACACCCTTTCCGGCTTTGCTGTCGCTGCAGCGGGCTCTGGTGTGACGGCTGTCAACATCAAGATCAACGCTTGATTCTGCGATGACCACCGCTTTCGACACCGCTTTCGACACTGCCGCTCAGGCCCTGGCTACCGCCTTCGGTGCGCCGGGTCTGCTGCGCGGGTCGGCAGCAGTCGAAGGCGTTGTAATTTCCCGCAGCGTTGCAGTGATGGGAGATTACGGCCAGGTAGCGCGGCGAGTCGATACCGTAACGCTCCCGGCTGGAACGGTAGCCAACAGCGGCGACAGCCTCACCGTTGCTGCCGAATCTTGGATTCTCGACATGCCGATGGATAGCGCTACCGGCCTGCCCGAGTTTGCGCTGCGGGTGCTCTCGTGAAGATCACCGGCACCGACAAGCTCGCCAAGCTCTCCGCCCGGGTGCGTGACGTGCCCAAGGCCGGCCAGCGGGCCATGTTCCGCGCCATCAACACCACGGCCAGCAAAGTGCAAACCCTGGCCGTGCGTGACATCACGTCACAGCTTGCGCTGCAGTCCAGCTACGTGCGCGAGCTGTTCTCGATCCGCAAGGCCAACGCCGACCGGCTCGAAGCTACCGTCGGCGCCCGCGTGCGCCCGATGCGCTTAGCGCGCTTCGGCGCCCGGCAGCTCACCCGCGCCGCCAAGCATGCCAAGGGCGACGCCTCGCGGGGCATCCCCACCGGCCGGGCCGCCGCGGGCGTGTCGGTCAAAGTCACCAAGGCCGGCGGCACCAAGCGCATGCGCAAAGCCTTTCTGCTGCCGCTGCGCGCCGGCACGGTTGCCGGCGGCAACGGAATGGGCATTTTCGTTCGCCTACCCAGCGGCGAGCTCAAGCACTTGTATGGCCCCAGCCCGGACCAAGTATTTCGCCGCTGGCGCATCGATCAAGCCCCCAATATCAGCGTGATGCTCGCCCAGGCTTACGCCAGCCAGCTGCGCTATGAGCTCACCGGGAGCCGCAAGGCATGAGCACCGATCAACTCCTGGCTGTCGAGCTGCTCGCCCGCCTCGCCACCGTCACCAAGGCCAACGGCTATGCCTCTGACGCTGGGCTGCATGTGTTCGACGGTGCTACCGGTGTGCCGGACACTCTCCCCGAATTTCTGGTGCTGGCCGAATCCGAAGAGGGCGTGGCGAGCCAGAAAGGGCAGGGCGGTAAGCCGGACGACGTAAAAGTCTCGCTGCCCTTCGCTGTCGAAGGCCGCATCACCTGCAACCCGCTGCACCCCAACGCCGCCGCCCGCCAATTGTGCGCCGACATCCGCCGCGCCATCTTCCGCAGCGGCTCCGCCATCGGCGCCCCCATCAACGCCACTCTGCGCTACGCCGGCCGCACCATCGACCGCCGTGAGCCGGGTAGCACCGAAGTGGGCGTAACCGTCCGCCTCGAAGCCACTTTTAGCTACTCGCTGGGCTGACCAGCAAAACCCCACCCCAGGAGACACCACCATGGCACTCACCAGCAACACCCGCGGCATGATCGGCAAAGGCACCATCCGCGTCCGCCGCCGCGATGGCACCGAAGAGCCCTTTGAGCTCGGCAACGTCGTCACCCTCGAAGAATCCATCTCCACCGACTCGAAAAGCCGCATCAACTACCAGTCGGCCGGCGGCGGCGAGCTCGACAAGCAGGAGAAGGTCACCGCCTACGGCCTCAAGATCACCTCCGACGATTTCAAGCCCCAGAACCTGGCCCTGGCCCTGCGCGCCTCCGCCTCGCTGATGGCCGCCGCCGCTGTCTCCAACGAGCTCGGCACTGCCTATGCCGGCCAGAACAACCCGCTCGAGTACATCCCCGACCCGGCGCTTACCGTCACTGTGACTGTAAACGGCGGCACCCGCGCTAACACCACCGCTTACACGCTGGGTGATGTGGTCATCAACACCACTGAGGCCTATGTTGTCACCGTGGCCGGTACCTCCGGCGCCGCGGCCCCAACCTGGCCAACGGCCGGCTCCACCGTCACCGATGGCACTGTGACCTGGAAGCACATTGGCACGGCTGCGCTCACCAAAGACACCCATTACAGCGTCGAAGGCGGCGGCCTGCGCTTCCTCGCTGCCGCCAACGGCTACTTCCCGGTCACCACCCCAGCCGGCAAGGGCCTGCCCATCAAGACCAGCTACACCCGCAATGCTCAGTGGGTTGTCGAAGCGCTGGTGAACTCGGGTACCGAGTACGAAGTCATTTTCAATGGCCTCAACGAAAACGACGGCTCCAACCCGATCCGCAAGCGTTTCTACCGCGTCAAGTTTTCTCCCACCGGTGGCCTGTCGTCCATCGGTGACGACTTCGCCAAGCTCGACATGACCGCCGCCGTCCTGGCCGACACCAGCATCACCGGCGCCGGCCTGTCGCAGTACGTCAAGACCCAGATGATCTGATCGATCAAAGCTCGGGCGCCTGCCGCAAGCGGGCGCCCCGGCATTGACCGGCAAACCTGACCGCCCCCACACATGGCCATCCTCTCCGACGACGAAGTCAAGATCCGCATCGGCGCCGAAACCACCGGCCAGGCCGCTGTCGAAGATTTGGCTCGCAATATCGACAAGCTGGCTACCCAGGGCGGCGAGGCCGCGCCCGCCTTGGGCCGCCTCGCCGGTGAAGTGCGCAAGCTGCAGACCGACGCCGGTCAGCTCAACAGCACCGTTAGCCAAGCCGGCGGCGGCCTGGGCGACTTTGTCGGCAAGCTCAAGCCCATCGCCGGCGCCATCGCCGCCGCCTTCGGCGTGACCGAAGTCGCCCGCATGGCCGCCGACTTCGACAGCCTCAATCGCTCCATGGCTGCCATCCAGGGCCAAGGCGCCAAGGCCGCCGCCGAAGTCGCCTATCTCATCGACGCGGCCAACCGCCTCGGCCTAGAGGTGCAAAGCGTCTCCAAGAGCTACACCTCCTGGCTCTCCAGCATCAAGGGCACGGCGCTGGAGGGGGAAAAGGGTAGGGCGGTGTTCGAGAGCGTCGCCGGCGCCATGGCCAAGCTCGGCAAGAGCGCCGCCGACACAGACGGCGCCATGATGGCGCTCGGGCAGATGGTGTCGAAGGGCAAGGTCAGCATGGAAGAGCTGCGCCAGCAGCTCGCCGAGCGCCTGCCCGGCGCCATGCAGGCCGCTGCCGCGGGTGCTGGCCTCACGGTCGAGCAGCTCACCCGCATGGTCGAATCCGGCGGTGTGCTGGCCGAAGACCTGCTCCCCGGACTTGCCAATGAGCTGAACAAGCTCTACGGCGGCACCCAGGCGGATGGAATGGTGTCGAGCTGGAACCGGCTCAAAAACGCCATCTTCGAAACGGCTGGGCAAATCGGTCAAACGCAAGCCGTCATGACCGCCTTCGGCGTCGTGATGGGCGGCCTGAAAGAAACCATCCTCATTTTGGGCACCGGCGCGATTACCGTCGCCGAAGGCATCGGGCTCCTGGGCAAAACGCTTGGCGCCCTGGCCGCTACCATCCAGTCTGGCAACTGGAGCATGCTGCGCGAAGAAATCGGCAAAATGGCCGACGAATCGGCGACGCGCATCAACGCCCTGGCAAGTCAAACCCTGATCGCCCAAGGCGTGCAGAAAGCCTTTGGCGACAGCGTGCAGCAGGCCGGCGCCCAGGCCGCCGCATCGGCAAGCCAGTACCTCGCCATCTCCGCCGCCTACACCGAAGTCAATGCCGCCGCTGCCAAGCAAATCGAGCTTGCAGAAAAATCCCTCTCAGCCCGCCAGGCCGAAGGCAAAGCCGCTATGGATCTGGCGGCCCAGTTTGGGACCGAAGCCGAAAAGCGCACCGCCGCAGCAGAAGCTGCAAAGTCCGAAGCCACGGCCCAGCAGCGCGTCGCAGAAGCCAGGCAGCTCGCTGCCAACGTCAGCGCTGCCCAGCTGGCTGCACTGGAGGCCGAAGTCGCCGCGATGGAGAAGATTTCTCCGGCGCGAAAAAAGGAAATCGAAGAGCTCCAACGCAGTACAGCCCTGAAGCAGGAAGAGGCCGCCCAGGCGACAGCAGCGGCCCAGGCCAGCCAAATCCGCGCCGCTGGCCTCGCTACCGAATCCGCCGCCCTCGCCGACAACAGCAAACGCGTCGTAGAACTGCGCGATGCCTGGCGGGCGGCTGAAGCACAAGCCGCTACCCTCGCCGTGGCCGTCAAGGCCGGTGCAGCCAGCAAAGAGCAAGCTGCCGCCGCCGCCGTGGCCGCCGGCCAGGCCGAAAAACTCTATCGTGACTCGCTCACCGACGTCACCGCTGCGCTGCAGGCCCAGGCGCAGGTGGCTCGCAACGCCGTCACGCTCGAAGAGCGCGGCGCCTCCCTGCGTCTTGAGCAGATCCAGACGCAAATCCAGATCGCCCAGGCCCGCGGCCGTGACAACGAAGTCGCCGCGCTGCAAATCCAGTACGCCCAAATCCAGATCGAGCTTGCTGGGCTCAAAGCCAAAGCGCTGCGCGCCGAAGCCCTTGCACAACTCGAGTTGATCGCCGCAAAACGGGCCGAGCTCGAGGCCTCTGGCCAGCTGACCCGCGTCAAAGAGCTTGAGTTGCTCGCCCAGACCAAGGCCGCCGAAGCAAAAATGGTCGATGCCAAGGTTGCCGAAGAGCTGGCCAGCCGCATCCGGCAATTGCAAAACGTCGTGCGCAGCTCATCCAGCGGCATGGATGATGCCGCCGAATCTGCCAACAAGCTGGGCAGCGCATGGGATAAAGCCGCCGATAGCGCCGATCGCTATGCCGACTCGGCATCCCGTGCCGGCAACACCGAAACCCGCGGCTTTCGATCGGGCGCTGTTGATACCTACGGCATCGCCATCAGCAAAGGGCTGTCAGATGCCGAAGCCAAACGCTTCGGCGAAATCTACAGCTACTACATCGCCAAAGCCAACGCCGATGCCCAATCGCAAGCCGCTGGCACGCTGGGCTTGGGCTTTGGATCGCGCGAATACTCCAGCCTGATCGGGCAGTACACCGAGCAAGCCCTGCAGCAAGCCAAGTCTGATGTTTCCGCCGCCGCCCGCACGTCCGGGAAAACGAATTCGTCCGCCGTCGGCCCCGGCAACATCACCAAAAACACCTATGCCGTTGATCTGCGCACCAACTCCGGCACAAAAACCGTGCAAGTCGCCGATCAAGCCAGCGCAAACACCCTCGTTGCCGCCCTCACTGAGCTCGCCGCCCGATCATGATCATTACCGACGGCGCCCACAGCGTCACGCTACCCGACGACCTCGATTGGACTGATGAGCTGTCATGGTCGCTCGTGCAGCAAAGCGCCGAGCCCAGTATCACCGGCGCCACCATCGTGCAAATCCAGGCCCGGCAGTCTGGCCGCCCGATCACGCTTGAGGGCACGGATACCCGCTACGTCTCAGGCGCCGGCGTGGCTCAACTCCACGCCTGGAGCCAAGCGCCTGGGCAGGAGCTCGCCCTCACCCTGCGCGGCGTGTCCCGTGCTGTGATCTTCCGGCACCACGACGCCCCGGCCTTCACCGCCCGCGAAATCTTCGGCCGCGTCCCGACCCTTGACGCAAGCCAATCCTATGAAATCACGCTCAAGCTGATGGAAATCTGACATGCCGATCCTCGAAGCCGATATCAAGCTGCTCAAATCCCAAGTCATGGAGGATGTGCCCGAAGGCGGTGGTGCCTCCACGGGTGAGATCATTGTCGACAACGTCAGCAACAACATTTTCGCCGACATCCCCGAGCTGAGCCGCATCACCGGCGCCGTGAACCTGCGCCTGGGCTACTTGGGTGTGCAGACTGCAAACACGGACCCCTATCGCGGTGCCCGCGTCGTCATCGGTAAGCCGCCGGGTGACCCGCGGGTGTCGGCCCTGCTGTTTCAGCCGCGCCCGTTTGACCGGCGTACTGACATGCAGTCGCGCATCGAGAGCTATCTCGCCCGCGGCCCCAAGTGGGCGGGCTACCTTTACGACCAGCACATCGAGGGCCAGCGCGCGATTGTGCTGCTGCAGCGTGAGGGCACCGAGCTGCCGGCTGTGGGTAAAACCCTGGTGCTGGTCGGTAATGAGGGCCTGGGCACGGAGTATCAGCAGTACGTGCGCGTGACCAAAGTCGCGAGCCAACTGCGCGAATTCACGCTGTCGGGCCCGTCCGGCACGCGCAACTTCAGCCGCCAGGTTGTCACGTGTGATATCTCCGACGCCCTGCGCTACGACTTTGCCGGCGTGCCGGCCACCGATCTCGACTCGGGCTCTGATTTCGTTGGCCGTGCCGTCGTGCGTGACACCGTTGTTGCCGACGCCGCCCGCTACTATGGCGCCTCGCCCCTGGCCGTGGCGGGTGAGCTGGGCGATACGACGATCAGCGCCGAGAGCATTTACGCCTCGATCGTGCCCAGCGCCCAAACTGAGACGCCCATTGCTGACGCGCGCCCCAATCAGCGCCTGCTGGCCGTGCAGCGTGCGGGTGAACAGAGCATCAGCTTCACCGCATCTGTCACCCTGTCGCCCACGTCGTCGCTGTACGTGGGCGGGGCGATCTACCCTGGCTCGCTGTCCGTGGCATTCAGCGGCGGTGTCACGCTCAGCGACCTCGGCGGCGTGCTGCGCAACGGCACCACGCCCGTCGGTACCGTGGATTACGCCAATGGCGTACTGACTGCTGCAGCTGGCCAAGTATTTATCGGTTCAGCCACCATCTCATACCTACCAGCCGGCCTGCCTACGGTGCCTACCGAGACCGTCGCTGTGCCCGTCACGACCAGCTCACGTGCGCAAACGCTGTCCATCACCCTAAACCCTATTCCAGCGCCGGGCACGATGTCGCTCTCGTACATGGTGGGCGGTCGCTGGTATGTGCTCACCGACAACGGCTCGGGTGCCCTGCGTGGGGCGGATAGCGCTTACGGCGCGGGCAATCTATCGTTTGTCACGGGCTCATTGGTTGCCACGCTCGGGGCGCTGCCGGACGTGGGTAGCGACATCCTGCTGTCGTGGGCCACATCGGGCTTCCACGACTCGATACCGGCCGCCACTGCCCGCAGTTACTTCACCGGATCTCTTGGCGCCATTGCGGCCCCGGGCACGGTAACGATCACGTGGGGCGGCAACAGCGTGACCGACAACGGCGCGGGCGGCTTCACCGGCGCCGGCACGGGTACTATCGACTACGCCACCGGTGCCTTCGAGCTTTCCCCCGATACGCTCCCGGCCCCGGGGCAAGCCTGGTCGGCCACGTTTGGCGATGCAGCCAGCGCGCAAACCGGCGGCACGCTGGCCACGTTTACCGACTTGGGCACCACCTTCGAGGGCAACTTACCCGGCGCTTATCGGGCGGGGAGTTTTTCGGCCGAGGTAGAAGTAAGCCTGGGTCGCAGCGATACGCCGGGCCAGATCTACGGTACAAGCCGCCGCCGGATTGTTGACGATGCCGCCGGAAAGCTGTGGCTAGTGACCAAAACAGCCGATGGCACAACGACGCGTAATGAGGTCGGGACTATCAACGCCACAACCGGGCAACTGCTGATCACGAAAACCGTCACTTTGTCGGCCAACGTTTACTACACGACAGAGTTGAGGCGGCCGATGATTGGGGTCATTTGGTTGCCCGTCGAAGTGCAGGGCTGGAACTATCAATACGCCCATTTTTCGCAGGGCAGCCCAGCCCTGACCAACGTCAAGTACACCGCCGGGGCAAGCTCCGCACAAACCGCCTCGGGCACCTGGTCGACGCTCTCCGTCCGCATCCCCAAACCCGGCAGCGCCGTGCTTGTGTCGGGCTCCATCGCCTTCACTGCCGGCGGCCACCGCTACGCCGACCGCCTCGGGCGCCTGCTGCGGGACATCGACCCGAGCACGGGCGCCGGCGCCGACGTGGGCCCGGTGGACTACATCGACGGCGTGGCGACGCTCAGCGTGTGGCCGGGCCTCACAACCCAGCCGATCACACTACAAGCCGCGCTGATCCAGTACGCCGACGTGCTCGTCACCGGCGCCAGCTTTCGCACGCCGCTCGCCCCGCTGCGCCCGGCCTCGCTATCCATCGCGGCTACACGACGCAGTGACAGCGCCGTCATCACGGCCACCGCCGACGCCAACGGACGCATCAACACAGCCAGCGTCGTCGGCATCGTCAACGTGCAAACGGGCGTGGCCCGCGTGTGGTTCCGCAAAGCCACCGGCACGGCCGACGAGCTGCTTGATCTCACCAGCCTGGGTATCCCCGGCGTCACCACCGTTTACGTGGATGCCGTCTATGCCGACACCCTCCGCTTCGGCGCCGTCGGTTACAGCTACCTGCCGCTGGATGCCGACGTGATCGGCCTCGACCCTGTACGCCTGCCGACAGATGGCCGCGTTCCGATCTTCCGCCCGGGCGATGTTGCGATGGTGCACCACACCGTCACCACCAGCCCCGCCACCGTCAGCAACGGCCAAACTATCGACCTCGGCCGCATCCGCCTCGCCCGCGTGCGTGTTCTGGGCAATGACGGCGCGACGATCCCCGACGGCTATACCGCGAACCTCACCGCCGGAACCATCACGTTTTCCAACGTCACCGGCTATGCGCAGCCTGTGCGTATCGAGCACCTCATCAAAGACGAGACACTGGTCATTGACGCTCAGATCAACGGCGATATCACCCTGCAGCGCCCGCTGACGCATGATTTCCCGCTCGGATCCATCGTGTCGAGCGTGCTGCTTGTCGGCACCTTGTTCGCTCGCGTCCCGCTGATGTTCGACCAGCAAACGTGGACCGGGGTCTGGTCTGACGATCTCATCGGCAGCGCGCTATCGGCCAACTACAACGGCATCAGTCACCCGATGGTCGTGACCAACGTAGCTGGGGTAACAGAGCGCTGGGCCATCGTGTTTACCAACAGCACGACTTTTCGCCTGATCGGCGAGCACCTGGGTGTGATCGCCGAAGGTGTGACAACCAGCGATTTCGCACCGGTTAACCCGGCCGTTGGCCTGCCGTATTTCACGATCCCCGCTGCCGGCTGGGGCGGTGGTTGGGCAACGGGCAACGTGCTGCGCCTCAACACTGTCGGCGCCCTGCACCCGCTGGGCTTAGTGCGCACCATTCAACAAGGCGACGCGACCCTCGATGACGACTCGTTCACTGTCTTGGTCCTCGGCGACCGAGACAAAACCTAAACAGGGCTTTTTGAGATGACAACCTCCGTCAAGTATTTTCATTCCGAGCTGCCCGGCGCCCCGGTGCTCTCCGGCACTGCCGGCAGCCGAATTGCCGTGCTCGATGCCTGCCTTGTGAACGGCTGGGGCCTGCTCACGGCATCCGGCGTGAGTGTCGCCGGAGGTGTGGCCACGGCGACTTTTACCGCATCGCACAGCTTCGAGCCGCTCAGCGTGATCCTGGTCGCTGGCGCAAGCGTGCCCGCGATCAATGGCGAGCAGCGCGTCACCAGCACGGCCAGCCTGAGCATCAGCTGGCCCGCTCCGGGCGTCGCAGACGGCCCCGTGAGCGGCACGATCACGATCAAGTTGGCCCCTGCAGGCTGGGTCAAAATGTCCGGTACGAACAAAGCCGCTTACAAGTCGGGCAACGTAAGCGCGTCCGGCTGCTGGCTCCAGATCGACGACACCGGCGCGCAGCTGGCCCGCCTGCGGGCTTACGACGCGATGACGGACGTCAACACTGGCACTGGCCCCACGCCCACTGATGCGCAGCAAAGCGGCGGGCTCTACATGAGCTGCTCTTCCACGGCTACGACCGCGGCGCGAAAGTGGATCGTCGCTGCATCGGACAAGTTTTGCATTTTGCTGATTGCGTATAGCGCGTCCTACCCCAACGACTACTCCGCCTACGCCTTCGGGGATTTCCCGTCGCTGAAATCAGGGGATGCGTACCCGTTTATCGTCGTTGCAGATACGGTCAGCTATATCGGAGCTAGCTATATTGGTGACAGCGCCGCGACTGCTATAGCCAGTGCAGTTGGTGTATTTGTTGTACGCAACTACACGCAAGTCGGCGGGTCCATCCCGGCAAAACTGGCTAAACCGGGCATGCTCGCAGCCAGCGGGGCATCCAGCAATCCGCCCGGCCCCAATCCAATCAATAACAGTCTGGAGCTGAGCCCGACACTGATATACGAAGGTGCTGGGACAAATGCCAATCGCCGCGGAACACTGCCGGGCGTTTACGGCATACCCCATTTTGTGGGCACTGCTTATGACAACAAGCAGGCGATACCTGCGGCTATTGGGCTCCCGGGGCATGTCCTCATCGGCGTGCGCTACTACTCGGCAACGGACGCCGCCACCGGGTATCGCTACGCGATCGATATCACAGGCCCTTGGGAGTAATCGCGATGGTCTACGCCGGCGCCCTCAACACGATCCCGATCTTCGCCGACCCTATTGCCGGCCCGGCATCAGGCCGGCTGCTCCCCGGCATGGACACCACGCGGGATGTCGGCGAGCACGGCGGCGCCGGCCGCATCGCAGGCTCCGTGAAAGTCGATTCGAGCCCGGATTATCCCGTGTGGCGCCGCATCCGGCTGTTTGATCGTCGTGACAACCGGCTGGTGCGCGAGGTCTGGTCTGATCCGGTAACCGGTGCCTATTCGTTCGAGAACATCAACCCGGCGCGGCTTTATGTCGTGATCGCCTACGACCACACCGACGCATACAACGCCGAGATTCGCGACGCGATCACGCCGGAGCTGATGCCGTGAGCGTGGTATTTTCGGCGGCCCTGCTCGATGCGCAAACGGCTGGCCGGCTTGAGGCGACACGCCAACTGCTGGCCGGCGGGGCCGTGGTGTGCCACGCCGCCCCGCGCCCGGCTGCCGGTGAGCCCAATCCCTACCCGGCGATCACCCGCATCCCGTTTGCTTTGGGTGTCGGCACCGTCGCTGATGGGATGCTCACCCTTACGGCGCCCATCGAAGGCCAATGCCTGCCGGCCGGCGTCATCGCCTGGTGCCGCATCGAGACAGCCGGCGGCACGTGGCTGTGTGACTTCGACGCGGCCGACCTCGATCTCGACGTGACTGCCGTGCTGCCCGGCGCATTTGTGCGGCTCATGTCCGGGGTGTTTCGGTGATCGATCTTGTCTTCCGGCGGCTGCGCAACGGCGCCCACCCGGTCGATATCGTCTTCGGCGAGCCGGTGGGGCCGGTTGTCGACGCTGCCGGAACCCTGGATATTGCACTGCCCAGCTTTGCCCCGAGCTTCGACGGACTGCTGGATTACGACCTGGCAGTGAGTGGGTCCGACGTGATCGGCACCGCATCCAGTTGGCAGCCGGCCACCCCCGTCATCGCGCCCACGCTGCAGGCCCGCCACGCCACCGGCCAACAAACCCGCATCGCCCGCCGGGCACCCTGGGGCGGCGGCCGGCGCGTCGTGGGCGACCTGCGCAGCGCCTGGCAGCAGCTCGATTCCATGCTCTCCCGCCTGCGCCCCGGCTGGCAGGCCGGCGAACCGATGCGTTTCGCCGCCGGTAGCGGCTGGCAGCCCAGCACCCCGCTACCTCTGGCTACCCACAGCCCATGGCAAGCCGGTATCCCCACCCGCACCGGTGCGGCCGGTGGATGGTCTATAGCCGATATCCTACCCGCTCGCCCGCGTGTGCTTCCGTGGGGCGCCGCCCTCCCGACGCCTGTGCGCGTGCAAGCGTCGGCACAATCCGGCGCGCCGGCATGGCAGCGCCCCCTGCGTATTCGCTGGACAAGTGCCGAGCCGCTACCCGCTGGCCGCTCTGTCATCACTGTTCCGCCCGTGGAACCGCCCTGGCGCTGCTACACCCCGCCGGCTGGCGGCGCCGTGCATCTGCTGTTCGACCATCGCCGTCCAGTCAGTCTCGACATCCTGTTTTCGTGTGGCGCGGGCACCCCGGCGGGTACCGTCGTTATCCCCATCCGGAGCACCTACATCGTGATCAACGACGTTACCCTTGTCCGCCTGCCGGACAACACCGCAATCGATGCCTACAGCCTGTCTCTCAAATGGGACGTAGACAGCTGGTCCGTGGGCTGGTCTGCCAGCCTGCCGGCGGCGGCTCTCGATGCCGTCATGCCGTCGGCTATCGGCGAGCCTGTCGAGCTCCAGGCGACAATCAACGGCACTGCGGTGCGGCTGCTGACCGAATCCATCGCGCGCGATCGCCGTTTCGGTGATGCCCGGCTCTCTGTGAGCGGCCGGGGCCGTGTTGCCTGGCTTGCCGATCCCTACGCCCAGGCTGTAGCGCGCACAGCCGCAACAGACATGACCGCGCAGCAGCTCGCCGCCGAATCCCTCACGCAAAACGGCGTGCCTGTCGGCTGGGCTCTTGATTGGCAGCTCGCCGACTGGCTGGTGCCGGCCGGCGTGTGGTCGCATCAAGGCACGATGATCGATGCTGTCAAGCGCATCGCCGAAGCCGCCGGTGGCTACGTACTGGGACACCGCACCGCCCAAACCCTGCACGTCCGTCCGCGTTACCCGCTGCTGCCGTGGGAGTGGGCCAGTGCCACGCCCGACATCGTTATCCCATCAGCCGTGGCCAGTACCGAAGCCATCACTTGGTCAGAGTCGCCCGCCTACAACCGCGTTTTTGTTGCCGGGCAAGAGCAGGGCCGCATGGGGCAGATCACCCGGTCCGGAACGGCCGGCGACATCGTTGCACCCATGGTCACGGACCCGCTGATCACCCATTCCGATGCCGCCCGCGGCCGCGGTGCATCCATCCTCGCCGCCGGTGGCCGTCAGGCAAGCATCGCCCTGCGCCTGCCGGTGCTGCCGGCCACCGGCATCCTCGATCTTGGCCAGCTCATCGAGTACCAAGACGGCGCTACCGCCCGCCGGGGCCTTGTGCGGGCCGTGAGCGTCGAAGCCGGCCTGCCCAACGTCTGGCAAACCGTGGAGGTCGAAACCCATGCCTAACCCGCTGCAGTCACTCCGCCAACTCTTCGCAGGCCCCCCGCAGCAACTCGGGCAGGTGGTCGCCATCGACGGCAACATCGTCACCCTCGAGCTGCCCGGCGGTGGCCAGATCAAAGCCCGTGGCGCGGCCACCGTCGACCAGTACGTCTTTGAGCAAAACGGGCAGATCCTGGGCGATGCACCCACGCTCCCGATTGACGTCATCGAAATTTAGAAAAGGAGGCAACATGCCCGAACCGCACACCTCAACTCTAGTCGCTGGCGCGGTAGTCGGCGGCTCCATCGGCCTCACAGGCACGTTTTTCGGTGCCCAGGCGGACGCCCTGGTCGTCGGCATGCTCGCCGCCGTCTTTGTGTCAGCCTGGCTGCATCAGATCAACAGCGTCGGCCGCGCCGCTGCGGCCGTCTGCCTGTCCTCGCTGCTCGCCGGCTACGGCTCACCCACGGCGGCCAGCATCCTCGCCGGCATGCTACCGGCAGCCCAGCCAAGCGACGGCCTGCGCATGCTCGCCGCCGTGGCCATTGGCACCGCGGCCCCCGGCGTGGTCCCGCTGCTGCTCACCCGCGCCCGCGGCATTGCCCAGGGAGATGCAAAATGATGCCCGCTGTCTGCCTGATTTCTGCCGCCGTGATCCTCTATCACTCGCTGCGAGCTGCCAGCCGCGCAAGCTACCGCACATGGGCGGGCGCCCGCTGGCGATTTTGGATACTCGCCGGATCATTCGCCGCTGCGTCCGCCGGATCGCTTGGCGTGGCCCTGGCCGTGCCCGGCGCCGATGCGCTGCTTGTCGTCGGCGCTGCCGGTTACCTGGCCTCCAACCGCCGAAACTGCATCGCGGAACGCGAGGATATGCCCCAATGAAACTGACCCCACATTTCAGCCTCGCCGAACTCACTTTTTCGGCAACAGCCCAGCGCAAACAGATCAACAACACGCCCCCGCCCGTGATCGTGCAAAACCTGCACCTGCTCGCCGCCGGCCTTGAGGATGTTCGCGCCGCGCTGGGGGGCCTGCCCCTGCGCATCAACTCCGGCTACCGCTGCCCGGCCTTGAATCGTGCAGTCGGCGGCGCCCGGCTATCGGCGCACATGAGCGGGCATGCTGCCGATTTTGTGTGCCCAGACTTCGGCAGCCCGCTCGAGATCGTCCGGGCGCTGGCCAAGCCCGACATCGCGTTTGACAAGCTGATCCAGGAGGGCACCTGGGTGCACATCAGCTTCGCCCCCGAAGGCCGCCGGCAGCTGCTCACGGCGCACTTCGGGCCGGGCGGGACGACCTATACCGTCGGGGCGTGACGGCTACCTGGCCGGCGGGCAGAGCATTGCCGCGAGCCGGTCAAGGTTGGCTTCGGCGGATGGCGAAATGCCTCCGCATTGGCCGATTGCGTAGGAAATGCTCGCCCGCAGCATCCAATCCTGCACCGGCTGCGGGATAGCCCGCTCGCCCCGGCGCCATTGGCCGATGCGGGTGGCGTCGTAGGTCATGCCTAGATCTGACTGCAGGCCGGCGGCAAGCTCTCGGGCTGCATCGCCCGGCGTCATGCCGGGCAGGGCTAGAGTTTCGAGGGTCGTAGTGACTAGATCTGGCATTTCAGTTTTCCGTCAACGTGTGCCCACTCAGCAGCCGGAACTGCCGAAAACTCGGGGCCGTGCTCAATCTTGATCGTCACGTCCTTGATGGGGTTTTGCTCTCCGCTCAACTCTTGCGGCAGGGTTTGCATCGCCTGCCACTGAGCGCTGATGGTCCGCGTCCAGATCTGGCGGGGAGTTTGGATACCATTAAATTTGTCGATAACCTGCATAGGGGCAGAGACAGACAAGCCGTGCCAGCGGTATCCAGCGGTACCGCCAAGCCCAAAATGCTCGATAAGTTTGCTGTCCTTGAGTGCGACTTCGACGGAGTCGGCCAGTGTTTCGGCGTCGAACGAAAAGTGAAAATGCTGGCCAGCGCTGATGTTGATGGTGGGCATGATTATCTCCAAGGGATTCAGGGTTGCCGGGCCGAAGCCCGGTTTTTGTAGGTCAGGAATGGAACCCGTGCATCGGGAAATGTTCGGCGCGGATTTCGGCCCAGTTGGTAGCCCGCTTACAGACATCGATTACTTCGGCCTGGCTGACTGCAACTGCGCCAAGGTCCGGGTCTTGCAGCGTCCAGCGGCCTTCGGCGTCGGCGGTAAATGTATCGATGCGAGCACGATACACACGGCCTGCAACTTTACGGGCGGGGATCTTGGCGGTGATGGTGGTCATTTTCTTTCTCCGGGTTTTGGTTCTGCGCCATCGCTGAATCCATGACTCTATTATAGGCCAAAATTGGCCTATGTAAAGAGTTTTTAGGATATTTTCACGAACCACGCACAGGCGGGCTTGCTCCCGTTCGGATGCGCCAGCCAATCAGCCCACACGACACGGCCATCGACCAGCGAGCCCACCGACCCGGTGCCGGTGCGGAACACGACGCCGATAGCCTGGGCTCCGTAGTGCTTTTGCAGGTGCGCCCATTTGCTCGCACCGTTGGGGTTGATCGGGAAAGTGTTCTGCGCCATCACAACCATTTCCGGAAGAGGCGAGTCCTTCGGCTTCGCGGCCTGCTTGGCCCTGATCTGCTCGACCTTGGTCCAAATCCGCGCCAGCTCTGTTTCTGCGGCGCCGTGCATGTCCATGCCGTGTGCCAGGCAGAGGGCCGCAAGCGTC